TAATGTAAGCGGCAATGGATCAGCATTAACATCTATTACAGGTGGTAATGTAACCGGACAAGTAAGTTTTGCCGCAACAGCGAATGCGGTCGCAGGCGGTAATGTAAGTGGACAAGTAAGTTTTGCGGCTACTGCTAATGCGGTAGCTGGTGCAAACGTATCAGGTGCGGTAAGTTTTGCAACAACAGCCAATGCAGTAGCTGGTGCAAACGTAACAGGTGCTGTTAACTTAGCAAACTATGCATCAACCGCAAATGCAGTAGCATTAGCTAATGTTGCGGGAATAGGCAATATCGCATCTATTAATATTGATGGTAATGCAAGCACAGTGTTATATGGTAATGGTGTGTTTGCTGTTGCGGCCGCAACATATGGAAATGCAAACGTTGCTACATTCTTAGCTAGTTATGGCAGTAATACAATCACAACTACTGGTAATGTAAGTGTTGGTAACATGATTGGTACAAGTTTAACTGTAAAAAATGCAGGAGTAACTGCCTTAATTCATTCTAACAGTAATAGTGCTGCCACTTTAGAAGTTTGTGGCGATACTAGTGACGGCGCGCAACAGGTGAATGCTACTGTATATGTAGGACAAAGTAGAGTATATGGCGGTGGTATAAAGTACAACTCTTCACCCGATACAGTAACATTGTTCAGACGAGACAATAATGTTGACACGAACTTTATGACCGTAGTATACAATAGTAGCGATGTAACTTTTGCAGCCGGAGTAACTGCTACTACCTTCACAGAAACATCTAGTCTAGCATTGAAAGAAAACTTTAGACCTATTGAGAATCCATTAGAGAAAGTTCTACAATTGTTAGGACAGATATACGACAGAAAAGATGGCTCAAGTAAAGATGAAGCTGGACTAGTTGCTGAAGATGTATATAAGATTATTCCTAATCTTGTAAAAACAGATAGTAATGGTAATCCAGAAAGCGTGTTCTACTCACGTTTGTCTGTTTATCTATTAGAATCAATTAAGGTTTTAAATGATGAAATTGCTATCCTTAAAGGTACCGCTAAGAACAACAAGAAATAAAGGTAGTGTAAAGTGGCAACATTAAAGAACACTACTATCGATGACACTGGGTTTTTGAATTTACCTTCAGGAAATACAGTTCAACGACCGGCAAGTCCTATTGCTGGTATGGTAAGATTTAATACAACACTAGGATACGCTGAGGTGTATAACGGTAATGCTTGGGTAAAATTTGGATTATAAATATGGCAACATTAAAGAACACTACCATTAATGATACCGGTTATTTACAATTACCTAGTGGCACTACGGCACAAAGACCTTCAAGCCCTACTGCAGGAATGACTAGATGGAATACATCATTATCACAAGTAGAATTATGGAATGGAACTGCATGGTTATCACTAAGTAGTAACATACCTTCTACAGTAGATTATTTAGTTGTTGCGGGTGGGGGTGGCGGCGGCGGATATATTGGAGGTGGTGCAGGCGGTGGTGGCTATAGAACAGCAACTGGTTTAGCTATAACTACAGGAGTTACCTACACTGTAACAGTTGGTGGAGGTGGCACTGGTGGCACTGGTGGTGGTTATGGAACACAAGGATCAAACTCTGTGTTTAATGGTATAACATCCACAGGTGGAGGACTAGGTAATGGTGGTGAAGCTACACCCTCAAATATAGCCAATGGTGGTTCAGGTGGCGGCCAAGGTCGATCAGTTGGTGGCCGAGGAGGAACAGTGGGGTCAGGTAATACACCAGCAACAACACCGAGTCAAGGTAACAACGGTGGTGTTGATAGTTTTGGTGGCGATGGCGCCGGCGCTGCCAGTGGTGCAGGTGGAGGTGGTGCCGGAGCTGTTGGTGGTAATGCTATATCTGGCACTGCAGGATCAGGTGGTATAGGAGCGTTATCATCTATAACAGGAACAGGAACATATTATGCGGGAGGTGGAGGTGGAGGCGGCTATAGTTTAAGTTCTTCAGCACCCGGCGGCACTGGAGGGGGAGGTAGTGGTGCTAGTGGTAGTGGAAGTGTAGCAGGCGCCGGCACAGTAAATACTGGGGGCGGTGGCGGAGCAGGTGGTTATCCAAGCAATAATACAGGTGGTCTTGGAGGCTCTGGTATAGTCGTTATACGCTATCCAGACGCATATTCACTCGCAACATCTACTACAGGCTCACCAACGGTAACTACTGCAGGTGGATATAGAATATACACGTTCACAGCAACAGGTTCAATTGCATGGTAAATATATAATATGGCAACACTAAAGAACACAACTATCAATGACACAGGTTACTTAGGTATGCCAATTGGAACTACGGCTCAAAGACCTGTAAGTCCTGCTAATGGATATATGAGAGTTAACTCTACATCATCAACTATAGAGATGTATTACAATGGAATATGGAATACTGTATCTTCACTAGCATTGCCATCAGCTACGGGAGGAATTATTACTTATTCAGGTAATTATAAAATTCACACATTCATCGCATCTGGAACATTTACTGTTACATCTGCGCCTGCAGGAACTGCTTTTGAAATACTAATGGTTGGTGGAGGTGGTAGCTCAGGTGGTTACTCAGGTGGCGGTGGTGCAGGAGAAGTATTATATACAACATCAGCTACATTAGCAGTACAAGCATATAGTATTGTTATTGGAGCAGGTGGTACATCACCTGACGGTAATGGTGGCAATATCATAGGCAATCCAGGTTCAGTAACAACAGCATTTGGCGAAACAGCTAAAGCAGGTGGAGGTGGTAAAGGATCAGACTCATCAACTTTCCCTTCATCAAGTACATATGCTAATGGCGGTGGTGGCGCAAGTCGCTCTACTGGTTACGGTGGCTCTATCGGCACCAATGTTGCAATACCATTCACTAGATATGGTGGCAACTCAGGCGGTAACGGAACAGGTTCTCCTAACTATCCATCTGTAGGTGGTCCAGGCGCAGGCGCAAGTACTGCGTCAATTACAGACGGAGCTGTCGGAGGGGGCAACGGAGGTATTGGAGTAGCTATAAACATAACCGGCGCATCAGTATACTGGGGCGGCGGCGGCGCCGGCATGATTTACTATGGCGGATCTTCTGGTACAAGAGGTGGCAATGGTGGATTAGGTGGTGGCGGAGGTGGTTGGGCACCAGGAGGATGGTATGGCTCAGGTGGAAATGGTTACAATACAGGTGGAAACCCTAGTGGATTCGTGGGCGGATCAGCCGGCGCAAATACCGGTGGCGGTGGAGGCGCAGGTGCAGGCGATGGCGGCAGTGGAGTATTAGGTGGTAATGGCGGCTCCGGAATAGTTATTGTTCGTTACAGGTATCAATAAGATGGCAACATTAAAGAATACTATTATCAATGATACTGGCTATATGGGGCTTCCTAATGGTAATACAGCCCAACGACCAGGTAGTCCTGCCGAAGGTTATAGTAGAGTCAATACTGACACTAAATATGTTGAAGTTTATATAAACGGAGCTTGGTTTAGTGCAATGTATGTAGGATACACTGTTGCAACAGGGGGAACAGTAACTACTAGTGGTGATTATAAAATTCACACATTTACTAGTTCTAGTGCATTTACTGTAAATAGTGCTCCTATAGGAGCAACTGCTGAGGTATTAATGGTAGGGGGCGGTGGGGCAGGTGGTTCATATTGTGGTGGAGGTGGTGGTGGAGAAGTTATATACAGTACCTCAGTCAATCTAATTTCAAATGCGTATAGCATTGTTATTGGAGCAGGAGCGTCTCCTAGCGCATCTGGTTCAAGTGATATACAGACTAGTGGTAGTCCTACTACAGCATTTGGTGAAACAGCAAAACCCGGTGGTGGCGGATTGGGATCAGATTATAATGGACCACGTACACTACCTAGCATCATTGCTAATGGGGGCGGTGGTGGTTCTAGAACTGCAGGATATGCAGGTATAACAGGACAAAATATAAATTATGTGTTCACTAGATATGGTGGATACACTGGTGGCGCAGGTCAAAACGGTGTAAATTACCCAACTGGTGGCGGCGCAGGGGCAGGTGCAAATGGAGTATCTCCACTAGACCCTGCTAGTTCAGGTGGCAACGGTGGCTCCGGAGTTCAAATAAACATAGACGGCAATAATTATTATTGGGCCGGAGGTGGAGCAGGGATGATTTATTACTATAATCAATCCGGTACATTTGGTGGTAACGGAGGACTTGGTGGGGGCGGAGGCGGCTGGGGTGATAGTGGTCGTTTTGGATCTGGTGGCACAGGTGGTATAAATGTAGGTGGAACCCCAAGTGGATTCTTTGGTGGTAATGGTGGTGCTAATACAGGTGGAGGGGGCGGCGCCTGTGCGGGTAATGGTGGACCAAACAATATAGGAACAAATGGTGGCTCAGGTATAGTCATTGTTAAATATAGATATCAATAATATAGGAATAAAATATGGCACATTTTGCACAATTAGATGAAAATAACATCGTTACACAAGTAATTGTTGTAAGTAATGATGATATAAAAGATAGTGAAGGTAATGAAAGTGAACTTACAGGCATAGCGTTCTGTAAGAGTCTACTAGGACCAAATACTATATGGAAACAAACTAGCTATAATGCTAACATTAGAAAAAACTATGCAGGTATAGGTTTTACATACGATGAAACTAGAGATGCATTCATATCACCTAAACCATTCAATAGTTGGATATTGAATGAGACAACTTGTCGCTGGGAAGCACCAGTTGCTTACCCAAATGACGGAAAAATGTATATTTGGAATGATTTTGCAATACGTTGGGATGTAGGTCCTACAACAGAATAAAATAATGGCAATATTAAAGAACACTAATGTTACTGATACCGGGTATTTACAATTGCCCGTTGGTAATACGGCTGAAAGACCAGTAAGCCCTACCAACGGGATGATGAGATATAACACAACTACATCGTCATACGAAGCGTATGTTGCCGGTAATTGGATAACAATAGCGTCCGGGTCTCTTACAATTGAATACTTGGTAGTTGCTGGTGGTGGCGGTGGTGGTGCCATCACAGCTGGTGGAGGTGGCGCCGGAGGATTTTTAACTGGTACTGTATCTAATTTATTAACAAACATAGCATATGCGGTAACAGTAGGCACAGGAGGTGCCGGTGCAACAGCCGACACAGGTAACAATTCAAATAGCAAAGGTGTAAGCGGTTCTAACTCTATATTTAATAATATAATAGCTGCCGGTGGCGGCGGCGGAGGTGCTTATACAGCGTCTGGGTCTGCTTATGCTATTGGCGCGAATGGTGGTTCAGGTGGCGGTGGCGGTATAGGTGAACCGTCTGTTGGAGCCGCCGGCGGCTCTGGTAATACGCCATCTACAACACCTAGTCAAGGAAACAATGGCGGCAATGGCAGATATGTAAATAGTAGTTGGTACGGCGCCGGCGGCGGAGGTGCAACATCAGCAGGTACTGGAAATTCAAGCACTGCTGGTCCAAATGCAGGTGGAACCGGCACTGCATCTTCTATCTCCGGTTCTTCAATAACATACGCCGGCGGTGGAGGTGGTGGAAATCATAGTGGAAATTCTAATAACACTGCAAGAGGCGCAGGTGGTGCAGGCGGCGGCGGACAGGGAGGAAGCGGAGTTAGTGGCACCAGTGTTGGTCAAGATGGTACAAATAATACAGGAGGTGGTGGAGGTGGTGGCGGTTATATTAGCGGATCGACTACAACAAATAACGGAGGAAAAGGTGGAGATGGAGTTATTATTTTAAAAATTACTAACGCAATTACTGCCACTTTTAGCGGAGGACTGACTACCTCATTATCAACCGCAATTGCAGGGTATAAAATATATACAATAACAGCAGGAACAGGAACGGTAACGTTTAGTTAATAACATGGCAACACTAAAGAATACAACAATAAACGACACTGGTTACTTAGGTCTGCCAACTGGAACAACGGCTCAAAGACCTGCAAGCCCGTCTAACGGAATGGTTAGATATAATACTACAACAGGTACAATTGAAGGATACGCAGCCGGATCGTGGTTAAGTATTCTAGGAGCACTAGGAACTCAGGGTAATCCTGCAAGTTCCGCAACGCAATTAAAAAGTTCCGGTGTCACCACTAACGGTGTTTATTACTACACATTAACTAGTGGCACCGTGCCTATGTATACTGATTTCACTTCATTTACTAACTATCCGATGGTTATGGTTACTAAATTGTCACCCAACGATCAAAATCAATATCTTACTACCTCAAACAATCAAGCTGATTTAGCTGTTACTCCAACAGACACAACACCTAGCCGATCAGCAAAAATAAGCGATACTGATATGAATACTATCATAGTCGCAAATACTATAAGATGGGTCATAGTAGCACAACGTCAAACATTTGAAAAACTACCGGACACTACTGCCTGGTATAGCAATTTTGGTCAATCAGCATCATGTAGTTATACTACATCATTGATTAGTCAATTTGCTACCCCTAGTAATACACCAAGTTGGCAAAATTTTGGACCCTATCAAGGTGCATGCGGAGCAGGTCAGGATGCTAGTGGACAATGGTTAACATTATCCGGCATTCACATAAATGATGGTATATATATGGGTGGTTATAGTGGTGGCAGTTCTTTTAGAGGAACTGCATCAAGTCCTTATTTGACAACTAGTCAAAATGAGAATACTTGGACACAAGGTGGATACGTTTTCTTAAGCTGGTAAATAATATGATATTACATGAACAACGAATTGAGATATGCAAGAAATGTGAATTTTACGGAGAATGGTTCTGTAAAAAATGCGGTTGTGTTCTTCCTGTTAAAGTTAGAATAGAAAGTAGCACTTGTCCTATAGGAAAATGGTAAAATATGAGTTAACTGACGATAAACAACGAATAATTAATGCCTATTGTATAGCTCTAAATACAATAAGATTAAAAAAAAGATAAATAATAGTAATATTCGGTATATTACTGCTTGAAACACAAGGAAAAAACATGAGTTTAATTTTAAAACAAGAACCAGCAAACACGATAGCAACGCCACCAGCTGGCAAAAGTACACTGTTCGTCAATGATAATAGTGTCATGTCTGTTAAAAGCCCCGACGGGAATGTAACAACATTCCCAACAGTTCAGGGTGCAAATACACAGGTACTTTTTAATGACAATGGTGCATTAAATGGTAATGCTAACTTAGTATTCAATAAAACATCAGCAACAATGACAGTTACAAATCTGTCTGTTACTGGTAATTTAGATGCAGGTGATATTAATGTTTCATCTATCGCAAACGGTACAAGTAATGTTGACATTATTGGTGCTAGTGGTAATGTAACTACTAGCGTAGGTGGTGTTGCAAATGTATTAGTTATTACAACGACCGGTGCAAATGTCACAGGAACATTTAGTGCTAGTGGTAATGCTAATGTAGGTAACATTGGTGCAACTGGTGGTATATTTACAACAGTAGGAGGCGAATTAACAACTGCGGCTCAACCAAATATCACAAGTACAGGTACATTAACAAGTTTAAGTGTATCAGGTAATATCAGTGCAGGTAATGTAAGTGCAACAACATTTACTGGAGCACTAAGTGGAGCGGCTACAAGTGCAACGACAGCAGGTACAGTAACGACAGCGGCACAACCAAACATAACAAGTACAGGTACACTAACAAGTTTAAGTGTATCAGGTAATGCTAACGTAGGTAACTTAGGAACAGCCGGTATAATCACAGCTACTGGTAATATTACTGGTGGTAATATTAGTGGTACATTGGTAACAGGTACATTAACAACAGGTACTCAGCCTAATATTACAGGTTTAGGAATATTAACTGCACTATCAGTTAGTGGGTCTGCTAACATAGGTAATATGATAGTTGATGGTAGTGCCAACATTATAGGTACATTGGGCGCAAATATTGTTACTGCATCTGGTAACGTTATTGGAGCTAACTTAGTAACAACTGGTATAGCAAATATCACCGGTAACGTTAATGGCGGTAACTTAGTAACTGCAGGTCAAGTATCTGCTACAGGTAACATTACTGGTGGCAATATTAGTGGTACATTGTTAACAGGTACATTAACAACTGCGGCACAACCAAATGTTACAAGTACTGGTACATTAGCAAGTTTAAGTGTAACTGGTAACGTCACTGGTGGCAATATCACAACGGGCGGTCTAGTTTCTGCTACTGGTAACATTACTGGTGGCAATATTAGTGGTACATTGTTAACAGGTACATTAACAACTGCGGCACAACCAAATATTACAAGTACAGGTACATTAGCAAGTTTAAGTGTAACAGGTAACGTAACCGGTGGTAACTTAGTAACAGCTGGTATATTAAGTGTTACTGGCACTGGCGTAAGTTCTATTGCTGGTAACTTAGATATGACCAGCAACAATATTATTAATCTTGCTAGTCCAGTTAATGCTACTGATGCGGCAACTAAGCAATATGTTGACGATGTTGCTCAAGGTCTACATACGCACGACAGTTGTAACGCAGCCACAACAACTACATTAGCAACAATCTCAGGTGGTACTGTTACATATAATAACGGTACAAGTGGTGTTGGTGCAACATTGACAACAACAGGATCATACACAACTATTGATGGTGTTACATTGTCTAATGGTATGCGTATTCTTGTTAAGAACGAAGTGTCTGCCGCAAATAACGGTATCTATGTAAGAACAAGTAGCACAGTATTAACACGTGCAGATGACTTTGATACTTCAGTTGAAATGGCAGGCGGTGACTTCACATTCGTTACTGCAGGAACAGTATATGATAACACTGGTTGGGTAATGCCAGATCCAGTAACAACAGTTGGAACAAGTCCAGTTGTTTGGGTACAGTTCAGTGGTGCAGGTACATATACTGCAGGTAGTGGATTAACATTAACAGGTAGTGTATTCAGTGTTAACGTAGCACAACCTACTATTACTAGTGTTGGTACACTAACATCATTGAGTATCAGTGGTAATGCTAATATTGGTAATGTTGGAGCGGCGGCAGGTGTATTTACTAGCGTAAGTGGTAACGGTTCTGCGTTATCTGCAATTACAGGTGCTAACGTAACAGGCACTGTACCATTAGCTACAAGCGCAGGTACAGTAACGACTGCGGCACAACCAAACATTACTAGCTTAGGAACATTAAGTTCATTAAGTGTCAGTGGTAATGCTAACGTTGGTAATATTGGTGCTACTAACTTAGTTGGCACATTAACTACTGGAACACAGACAAATATTACTAGCTTAGGAACATTAAGTTCATTAAGCGTGTCAGGCAACGCTAACGTTGGTAACATTGGTGCTACTAACTTAGTTGGTACATTAAGTACTGCATCACAGACAAATATCACAGCAGTTGGCACACTAACATCATTGGGTGTGTCAGGTAATGCTAACGTAGGTAACTTAGGCACAGGTGGTTTGATTACTGTAACAGGTAACGTAACTGCAGGTAACTTGATTACAGGTGGTTTGGTTACAGTAACAGGTAATGTAACTGCAGGTAATCTTGTTTCTACTGGTACTGTTGGTGGAACAGGTGCAACACACTTAGGTAATACTTTCACTACTGGTGCAAACACTACTACTGCTACAGTAACTGGTAACTTTGCATTGAGTTCTGGTTCAAGATTCCAAGCAACTTACGCTTAACAATATCAAATTCATACTCACTACTTAGAAATGATAAGTAGTGATGTATGAATATCTTTCAATCAACTTATGAAGCAAGGCTTCAAGATTGGTTTCAATTACGGACATCCGTAACTAGTTTACCCATAGAACAACAATGTGTAACCATAGACGAATGGTGGCAACATGCACCATTGGTTACCCATCATCTACACCCACATGACATAGACAACTGGCCTGACCCCTGGGAACTTTTGTCCGAAAATACCTACTGTGAGGTTGCAAGAGCCTTAGGAATGTGTTATACTCTACATCTAATAGGAATAACTGATATAGAATTGGTACTAGCTAGAAATGAAACAGCAGAAGATGTAGTATTAGTCCTAGTTGACAACGCAAAATATATAATGAATTACTGGCCTAATACGGTCATAAGTAATACACTAAAAGATTTTAAAATAGTACAAAAGTTAGATTTACAAACAATAATTACAAAAATAGGTAGAACATGAAGATACACGTAACGAAACGTTCCGGGGCAAAAGAGCCACTCACATTAGAAAAATGGCAAGCACAAGTAGCACAAGTATGTAAAGGGATAGCAGACGTTAGCCCATCAATGATAGAGATTAAATCACAACTACATTTTTATGATGGCATCACAACTAAACAAATTGATGGCATTACATTACGTGCTATTGTTGATTTAATTGATGTAGAAAACAATAGTGATGTTGGTCATGTTAACTATCAATATGTAGCAGGCAAACAACGTGTCAGTATGCTACGCAAAGATGTATACGGTTCATACGAAGTTCCACATCTATACGAAATAGTTAAAAAGAATGTAGCAACAGGTCTTTATACTAGTGAACTTCTTGACTGGTATAGTGAAGAAGATTGGAACAAGATGAATGATATGTTGGATCATTCTAAGGACGAACAATACAGTTATGCCGCCATTGAACAACTGATTGAAAAATATCTAGTTAAGAATCGTTCAACGAAAGAAATATATGAAACACCTCAAATTAGATACATGGTTGCAGCCGCTACAGTCTTTCATAGTGAAGAACCTAATAACGCCCGTATGCGTTATATCAAAGAATATTATAATGCAGCCAGTGATGGGTTGTTCACTCTTGCTACTCCTGTTCTCGCTGGTCTTGGGACTCCTACTAAACAGTTTAGTAGTTGCGTACTTATCCGCAGTGACGATGATTTGGACAGTATATTTGCTTCAGGTGAAATGATGGCTAAATATGCTAGTAAACGTGCTGGCATTGGCTTAGAGATTGGTAGACTACGACCATTAGGTAGTCCTATTCGAGGTGGTGAGATTATGCACACAGGTATGATACCATTCTTAAAGAAATGGTTCGGCGATTTACGTAGTTGCAGTCAAGGAGGTATTCGTAATGCAAGTGCTACTGTTTTTTATCCTATTTGGCATCATCAGTTTGATGATCTTATTGTTCTTAAGAACAACCAAGGAACCGACGAAACCCGAGTCCGTCATATGGATTATGGGGTTGTGCTTAGTGCTTTCTTCTGGAGACGATTTAAAAACAAAGAACAAATAACATTCTTTGATCCTAATGAAGTTCCTGATCTTTATCAAGCATTCTATAGTAATACAGAACTGTTTGAAGCACTCTATGTGAAATACGAAAAGCAATCAGGATTGCGTAAGAAAACAATGAGTGCTGAAGAAGTATTCAAGTCAGGCATATTAAAAGAACGAACAGATACAGGACGTATCTACTTAGTGTTCGTTGACAATGTTATGAATCAAGGACCATTCGATCCTGAGTATCATACAATTTACCAGAGTAACCTTTGCTGTGAAATACTATTACCTACTAAGTCTTTTAAGCGTCTCGATGATCCTAATGGCCGCATCGCTTTATGTACTCTTGGATCCATCAACTGGGGTGCTTTCCGTAATCCTGAAGATATGCGCCGTGCTTGCCGCATACTTCATCGCAGTCTTAACAACATTCTTGATTATCAAGATTTCTTATCTATCCAATCGAAGTTGAGTAACGACGAGATCAGACCTCTCGGAATTGGAATTACTAATCTTGCATACTGGCACGCCAAGCGAAGCCTCAAGTACGGAGAAAAAGATTCCTTGGCTGAAGTCAAGACGTGGATGGAACACTTATCCTTCTACTTAACAGAAGCAAGTGTAGAACTAGCACAAGAACGTGGTCGTTGCGAACACAGCGATAAGACTCGTTATGGACAAGGTATATTCCCCTGGGAACTACGTGCTAAAGGTGTTAACGAACTAACTAACTTTGATCCAGAACTAAACTGGGAAGGACTACGTGCAATGATGCGTAGTTATGGTGTCCGTAATGCTACACAAATGGCAGTTGCTCCTGTAGAATCTAGTTCTGTGGTTATCAACAGCACTAATGGTATTGAAATGCCAATGAGTTTAATCAGTGTTAAAGAAAGTAAAGCAGGTAGTTTTGTACAAGTTGTTCCAGAATATCATAAGTTGAAAAACAAATATCAAATGATGTGGGAACAAAAAGACTGTGATGGTTACTTAAAGACGGCGGCAGTGATTGCAGCCTATGTTGACCAAAGCATAAGTACTAATACGTTTTATAATCCAGCACATTTCCCTGAACGTAAAGTCCCTACAACATTGATTGCTAAAAACTTAATGCAAGCACATCACTGGGGATTAAAAACATTCTACTATAGCTTGATTAACAAAGCGGGTAGTAAGAGCCAAGATGAAACTGTATTAGATTTGCCAAGTGGCTTTAATGATATGGATGAAGAAGATTGCGAAGCTTGTAAGCTTTAAGGAAAACAATGTCAAAACAACAATACAACCTACACACTAAGACAGATTATTTGAATAGAAAAATGTTTTTGGACCCGGAAGGTCCCGTAACCATTCAAAGATTTGAAGAAGTAAAATATAAAAAGATTGCAGATTTTGAAACAACAGCACGTGGTTTCTTTTGGGTTCCAGAAGAAGTTAGTCTAACTAAAGATGCCAATGATTTTAAAGAAGCTAGTGATGCAGTAAAACATATCTTTACTAGTAACCTATTACGTCAAACAGCACTAGATAGTTTACAAGGTCGTGCACCTAGTCAAGTGTTTACTCCAGTAGTATCATTGCCTGAACTAGAAGCATTGATTTACAACTGGAGTTTCTTTGAAACTAACATTCATAGTCGTAGCTACAGTCACATCATTCGTAACATCTATAATGTACCTAAAGATGTATTCAATACTATCCATGATACAAAAGAGATTGTAGATATGGCAAGTAGTGTTGGTCGTTATTATGATGAACTACACAAAGTTAATTGTCGCAAAGAGTTAGGTCAAGATGTGAACGAGAAAGAACACATCAAAGCAATCTACATGGCATTACATGCCAGTTACGCATTGGAAGCATTCCGCTTTATGGTATCATTCGCTACATCGTTAGCAATGGTTGAGAACAAAATCTTTATTGGTAATGGCAATATTATCAGTTTAATTCTCCAAGATGAACTTCTCCATAAAGGCTGGACTGCCTACCTTATTAACCAAGTAGTTAAAGAAGATAGTCGTTTCGCACAAGTTAAATCTGAGTGTGAAAGTGAAGTCTACCAACTCTACTTGGATGTTATTCGTGAGGAAAAAGAATGGGCAGACTACTTGTTTAAGATGGGTCCAGTCATTGGATTAAATGCAACTGTGTTGAAAGACTTTGTTGATTACACGGCTGTATCTGCATTAAAAGAAATTGGTATTAGATATAATAGTCCTGCACCTAAAACAACACCTATTCCTTGGTTCAACAAACACGTTGATACAAGTAAGAAACAAACAGCATTACAAGAAAACGAATCAACCAACTATGTTATCGGTGTGATGACTGATAGTATTGAATATGATGAACTCCCCAATATTTAATATATGTCAGTTTCCTGAATGGGCGGAAACTATTGCAACAGAAATCGAAACAGCTAAACAGCTTGATCCAGAATGGCATCACGCAGTTAATTGGCGAGTAGATGATAAAGGGGTCAGAACAGCCAATTCAGAAAATACTACTAAAGGTGTTTTTGATGATGTAAGATTGCATTTTGTTAATAGAAACTTTAACATTTTGTATGAAGAAAGTACAATACAGTTAGCGTTGAATGGGTACGAGTATAATCCCTTGTTCACTAAGTCATTAGAACTATTTGAAATGGCTAGAGAGTTTAACAAAGAGACTGGGCCATTTGGTAGAATGATTGTTTGGGATTGTCCACCCGGTAGTAAGATTTCAGCACATGTAGATACCTTGCCTTATCAAGTAGGTGTCACACGTTATATATACACTGCAACAAAGCAAAGTTCACCGGACATTTCTATTAAGATAAACAACGAAGACGTGCCACTGCAATCAGGTATGATGTTTGCGTTTCACGCAGATGATATACATGAGTTTACTAATAATAGTAATGATTATTGGTATTTCTTAGGAATAGATTATTGGATTCCTGAAAAGCTACAAGAAGGTATAGAGAAGTATAATATTACTAAAGATACAATATTAGAGTATGACGAAGGTTTAGGAATGACATTCCCTAAATGTAAATATTGGACAAGACATTAAAAAGGAGAATAAAAATGAAAGCAACTATTTGGAGTAAATATCACTGCCCTTATTGCGACCAAGCAAAGGCATTATTGAAAAGTAAAGGTTACATAATCGAAGAAAAGAAGATTGGTGACGGATACACAAAAGAAGAACTATTAGAAGCAGTACCAACTGCCAGAACAGTACCACAAATCTTTATTGAAGATGAACTTGTGGGTGGGTTTACAGAACTCAAAGAAAAACTTGCAGCCTAAGGAACACAATGCAAATAGCAATCGAACCAAACACCGTATATACATTTAAACTTAACTCAGGAGAAGAACTTATAGCAAAAGTAATTCAAGCAGGTGGTGACTTCATTATTATTGAAGAACCTGTCTCTATTGCACCTACACAGCAGGGTATGCAAATGATTCCTAGCGTATTTACTGCAAATCCGAAGGGTGATTTTAAGCTAAATACTAGTAGTATTGCTCTTTATGCAGAAACTGACGATAGTGTTAGAATGAAGTATTTAGAAGCAACAACTGGTATCAAAGTACCAGATAAGAAAATCGTATTAGGATAAAATGGCAAAACTAAGTCGGGTAGGTGACAAGAATCAAGAGGG